CACCATATGTGCTTGTTCCATATATTGCAGCAACATCTTCAGAATCTAAAGCGTAAGCTGCAGGTCGTGCTGAGTCTTTACTTTCATAATCATATCTAACAAACAAGTCTGCATCTATAGATGATTCAGGTGCATAGTTTACTATGACCCTTTGCATATTTTTTCGTATCCCCGGATCGTTCATTGTAAGATCTGGACTACGGTATCTTCCCAAAATAGCAGTGCCATCAAAATCGTTGCCTGACTCTTGTCTGTACACAAATCCATCTCCTGATCCGTGTATAGCTATCACATCTCCTGAAGATACAAATGTATCTGTGGCTGTCGGTCTTATGCCTTTCATTTCTGCAAACTCAAACTGTTGACCTCTAAGCACACAAATTACACCTTTTGTTAAAGTTTCACCTTGACCACTTTTTGTAAAAAATATTCTGTATTGTGTTTTGTTAGGTATTACGATTGACGTAAAATTACCAGAGTCAGATAAGTTGGCATCAAACAAGCTTTGTACGTTAGAACTTATTGTACCCAACTCAACGTCACCAATTCTTGCAGTACCTGCGATGGTGCGTAATCCGTCAGGACCTAAGAATATAAGGTCACCTGCAAATTCCTGTATAGTTTGTCCGTTTACACAACCTATGTTTCTTGTTACAGGTTTGACTGCAAAGTCAGATAGTGATGATCCAGTAAGTTGAAATATTCTGTTTTCGCAAAAGATAAACAAATTATCACGGAATACTTTGAGTCCTGTCACAGTATCGTCAACTTTGATACTACCTGCACCAGACCCACTATTAAACGCATCTTCATCAAACGGTTGGCTAAACACAACCTCTTGTGGTGTGCTTGACTTGCCTGCATAGAACATGTGATCTTTAAATGCAGTTACAAACTTTGCACCAGACACAGAACTCTCACTTACATCCGTTGCACTAAATGATGAGTTAAACACTGTCGGTGCGTTTGCACCGTCTGCAACAATTAATTTATCGTTGCCATCAAAGTTAAATCTTTGAAATGTGTACTTGCCTGCACTACTTCTACCAGTATCTCGCTCTGTCCAACTTGAGCCACCGGGGGTAGCACTAAATATCTTTTCACCTCTCGCTGCAACAACACTCGATCCAAATGTTGCAACCATCAAAACCTCTTCACTTGATGAACTTGTCTGTGGCACAACTGCTGTTACGTATTTGCTAAAGCCAGTTATTCTTCTGTAGCCACCTTCGATGTCAGGCTCAAAATTAAGAAGCTCAAGTGCTTGACCGGGTTTCATTATGAACGTAGATTGATTAAGGACTAACCCACCTTCACATACAAATGGAAACGCACCTGTCTGACTTAACTCTGGCATTAGACGGCTCTCATATATAATTGTTTGTTAATTAATTCTACACGCATACGTTTGATTGATTTTTCAAACTGCAGTTGTGCAAGTTGTGCATTTTGCACTTCACCACGTAAAGTAAACGCATAATACTTTGCTCGTTCTATTATCACGTTTTCAAATCTATCAGGTATATCTGAGGTATCTGTTGATGCACTTAACGCTGTGTGCGTGGCATAATAATAATATTTTACGGTGTATGTGCTTTTATCAGGCACAGGAGACAAACCAATATTATTCTGTGGATCTTCGTAAACATACACTGGTATGGCTCGTGAATTACCTGTTGGATCTGTATCTCTTTCATGATAGTTGTCAAGATACTCACTGTAAGTTAAAAACTCAAGTGTAATTTCTTTCTTGTCTGCAGCTTCAAGAAATGTAAAGCTATCAAAGTCTACCGTCTTTGTATTTGTTGTGCTTAATGCAGATCTAGTATAAAGACGTGTGCCTGCAGTGGTTGTAAAACTTTTATTAACAACTGTAAAGGGCCACTCGGTATCTGCATTTATTATGTCATCTATTGCACGATTAACGTAATCTTTCACTGCAGTTTGTATACCTCTTGATGCAGAAAAGTTAGAGCTTGTTAGCTCTACCTCGTTTAGATCTCTTAGTACGTTGTTGATTAATACTAGATAACTGCTCGCCATGTTTTAGCTTCTCTTGGACTTTTTTAGTTTCTAAATAATCTTTTCTTTTTTTGGCTTTGCGAATTGGACTATTTAGTTTTTTGTTGATGTCTGCTACTTGCTGTGGAGTCAGTAGTTTGTAAGGTTTGGTATCAGTCGGTATCAGTAATCGTAAATTTTTTTTTTAGTTTGATTACTCGGTACTTACCCACTCTTACGTGCTTTCTTTAATTGTTCTTTTGCTCGTTTTGCTATTGCTACAACTTGTGTCTTACCCATCACTTTTGCACGTTGCTCCATGACTGTAAGGATTTGTATCTTTCTCGCATACGGTTTATTGATTCTTTTAACTTTCGCAACCGTTGCTCTGGCATCAGCAGGTGTAGCGAATTTGATGCTAACCGTGTCTCTAGGGTTCTCATCTGTGTATAAACGTCTGTCGCTACCTTTTGGCTTTTTGCCTGTACCAACTTTAGGATCTCTTTTCTTCTTTTTCACTTTCTACTTCTTTCACTACGTTCTGCATCATATTATTTAATATTCTTAATTTTTCATTTGCAGTTATAACTTCGTGTAGTGCCTGATCGACCATATTTAAAGCTGCGTTATTGTTGTTTAATACAGCTTGTGCATTTTCAATTTGTAGTTGATATTGAAAAGCTAACGCTTGTGCGGCTAGTTTTTTCATAGAGATGCTCCTTTTTAGGATTATACAGATAGACTACTGATTTGTCAATATTATTTGTATTCCATATAAACCAAAGCCAATAAGAAACAAAAGCCTGCGATCATCATTAAGACTATAAAATACGTTAGATACTCTAGCAGTTCTTCTCGTCTTTTTTCTGCCATCTTTTCTGCGTATCTTCTAGACTTACGAGCTTCAGCTTGAAAGGCTTGCCAATCCTGCCACAACCCCGGTCTGCCTAGATATATCATAATCTTTTTAAGTTCTTCTTCTTTTTCTTTTATCTGTTCAAGAGCCATAAACTCTTCAAGATCAGATCCACCCCCACCTGCTTTTTTCTTTTTTGCTTTTTTCTCTATTTGTTCTTTGGCGAATACAAAGTCAGAAATTTGTTTTACACATCCTCCTAGTTCTTTTCCGTTAGAAACGAAACTTTTAATCACCGAGAAAGCAGCGTTGGCCGCAGCTAATTCTGCTAACATGGTATTCCCCTTACCTATTTATTGGTTTACAATATGCTGTTATTTTTTTGTTACCATCCTTGTATGGTATTGTTGGTTGATTGGTTAGACGCTCTGCAAAGTACAGACAGTCGTCTATGCTTTTAAATCTTTGTGTCTTGTTTATCACTGTCGTGTCGATCATGAAGATCAGTAGAAACTCTATCATTATGATGGCAATCGCAAGAACAATCTTCGCAGTCGCAATCGTAACATTCGCAAGTCTCGCATCGTTTCTTATCCAGTCCACTCATAGCCTGCCCTCATCATTTGAGCTAAATGCTCACTGCGTTTACCTACCTGTTTTGCCCAACGTGAGTCAAGCATCTGATTGCTTGCTTCGTAGAAATCACCCACCTCGATAGCTCCCCACATCTTAACAAATTTCATAAGACGAGGAACACCCATATTAAATCCCATATCTACGAGACACATCTGTCGTACTTGGTCTAGTTGGTTTACAATAGGTTTTCTTTCAAGTAATTCTTTTTCTACAATAGCTATGTCGTTCATGCAAAGATAGTAAGCTTCTTCTTCGGTAAGACCTACCTCTAAGATATCTTCAAGTGTCTTGCCTATGTAATCTAACTCGGTGTCTGTGATACCACGATCTTCAAGGTTTCTTCCAATGCCTATCGTGCTTATGCCCAAACTATCTTTATAAGGTTCAAGCACCATACCTTCGTGCTTGGCAACCATCTTTACAAACTCACTCAACTCATACTTCATATTCTGCTCTTCTACCTCTGTGGATCATGCCACCTTCTGCAGCTTTCTTTCTTCTTCTACCTGATGCCGTAACAGACCACTTAACAGCTTTGGGACCTGTCTTTTTCTTTGCTTCTTGTTTACTTATCTTGCCTGCAACAGCTTTGGGTCTACACGCAGGGTATGGGCGTGTTTTCTTTTCTTTGCCAGACCGACCACACTTCTTACCAGTCTTAACATCACGCCAGTCCTCTTTGAACCACTTTGTTAATCCCCCCTGTGATTTGCTCATTATGCGTATCCACCACCACGCTTTTTATATGTACGAACAAGCCAAGCATTTGCATACGCTGATGGATACACCTTGAATTTTTTCTTTGCTTCTGCTTTCACACTAGCATATAGCTTTGGGTTAGTTGGCTTTGAACCACTTTTCTTTTTAGCTTTTTTCTTTACTGCCATGTCATACTCCTTTACATGCACAAATCTTCATACTTGGTTGTATGAAGTCGATGTTTAGATAAATCCCCTGAATACTTAAATAACTTTGATAACCACTCTATCATTTTTTCCTCAACATTTTTGCTGCTTGACCTACACCTTTAATACCAAATGATGCAGATATAGCTATATACAATAGATACTGATACCAGTCAGGTAACGTAGCAAGAACCTCAAACCCCTCTTTGACGTACTCTCTCATTCCGGGGATGAACACAAGTATAGCAGGAGCAAGTAACACAACTAACGCAAATTCGTCTTTCCAAGAATCCACCGTAGCATCTGCCATCTTACCTTCCCATGCAACTTCACCTGCTGCGACTTTCTCTGCAACAGTCGCACGAGCTTTAGCTTCTGCAACCTTTGCTTCTCCGTCTGCTTTAGTTTTCGCAACTTTGTTTTCAAACCATGTACCTGCTAAGTTAGCGATAGGACCTATAAGTGAAGCTAACATTTCCATCGTCTCCTTGCTTGTCGCAATCTACTGTTAGGATTCTTGGCTGCTTTGGGGAACTTTTTCATTTGACCTGCAGATCTAGCACAAAAAGACTTACGTCTCTTTGCATCTTTGCTCCCCGGCTTTACCTTGCCAGTTACAGCAGTCTTGAGTTTACTGCCGGGGTTTTCTCTACGATACTTGGCAACACCTTTAGCAGTCATGCCTGCACCCTTTTTGGTAGGGCGTTTGTCACCACTCTTAATAGTGTAGCCTTTCATGCTCCCACGTTTCTTAGCCATTGATTAGGCTGTCTTTTTAACTAATTTGTAATTAGGAGGTAACATTTTTCTAATTTGTGCTAAAGTCATTTTCTTACCACCTGCTTTAGCACCTTTAGTAGCTTTACCACCACCTCTCATCATGGTTGGTTTTTTGCCACCTGCAGCACCACCTTTAGCCATCATCTTTTTGGTTTTACCACCGTATTGCATCATGGCTTTTTTCTTGCCACCCATAGCTCCACCTTTAGCCATCATTTTAGTGCGGCCACCACCACGCATCATTTTCTTTTTCTTCATCATTCGTCATTCTCCGAGTATAGATTATCAAATGTTATTGCAGGATCAAGATAAGTTTCGTGAATCTCTGCATTGTGTATGTACTGGCTCGGTCTAAAATCTGGAGGTCCTTCACCAGTTTCCCAGAGTGCAGGACTTGTTGCCCTTACTCTGTTGTTTGGCAAAGCAACGATGTTGCCTGTCCAATCTCCTGCGTCTATTAACTGCAATACGTGACTTTGTTTATGTTGTGCAGGGTCATCTGCTATGTCACTTTCTGTGTAGTCTACAGTAAATAGAT